TAACCACCACACATGTCCAGCGCCTCCTAGCGCGCCGGTATCGGGTAGCTGCCACCATCTGCGATACGTTCACCATCCGGATTGATGGCGTCGGTCATCGCCTTGGTGCAATTGCTACATAATACCGGAAGACGCCGCCCATTCCAACGAAGGGCTCTGCATAGGTGTCGTGCTCGATGCGATCAATGATCGCGATCAGACGGCGGGAGAGATTTCGCTTGCCACCGATATATGGCGCGACCGGCGCGACCGGCCGGACGTAGGTAAGATTCGACTCCATGAAGGTTTCTGTCCAATTGGTCCCGCCCGGTGCACGGGTGCGGGATCGCGTGGCACGGCCGGGCCGCGCGTGACGAGTTCGCGCTCGTCGGTGGCCGCGTTGGTAGCGCGGTCCCCCCGCCCGGCATGTTGCGCCGGCGGTGGTGTCTGAATGTCAGACTATCGACACGCTCGAAGCGCACCCTCGATCGTCGCGAGACGGTCGCGACGCAACGCCCGGCCGGCGAGGAGGAGCTGGACCTGCTTGAAGATGCCGGACGCAGCGCCCAATGCCTGATCCGAATCGGGATAGGCTGGAGCCTCTCCGATCCGCGTCGCTGCATCGCATGGCTGTGGTACCGGAACTTGAACCTCTACTGTCCGAATTATCGGCTCAGGGGCCGCCGCCGGCGCTGAGGTGCACCCGGCCAAGGCGGAGATCACGATCGCGAGGATGATCCAGTTGAGGCATCCTACCCCTGCATCGTATAGGCGCATGTCGCTCATTGCAGCGTCTCCCTGATCAGTGCCTCCGCGTCGGCACAGGCATTGCCCGTCGCTTGGCGAGACAGGATGGAGTTCGCGCGCGCACGGGCGCTGGCGGCCGTGCGCCGCGCCTCTGCCGCCAATCTGTCGAGCTCGGCGATCCGGGCCTCTCCGGCCGCCCGGGCGGCCGCCACGGCCGAATTCTGACGGCGGATCGCCTCGTCGAGCGTGATCCGGTTGGCTCGGCATTGGGTAAGATCGCGCAGTGCGTCGTCGCGGGACTTCGTTAGGGCCGCCTTGTCGTCGCGCAGCGCGCCGATGACGGAATTTTTCTGGATCGTCACCACCGCGAGGACGATCGCGAGGATGATCGCAATGGGCGCGCCGATCATGCCGGCGAGCCGCCAAGTCAATGAGGGCATCTGTCGCTCCTTCAGCAGTCGGTGAGGTGGCCGTGATGCAGGAAGCCGTGATAGCCAGGGACCATGATGCTCCCGGCGCCGGCGGCGCAGGTGTGGCCGTTCTTGTCGACGTGCAGCGTGCCATCTTCCGGCCGGCCGATCCGCACCCAGCATTTGTGGGTGTGATCGTCGGGCATCGTGCAGTTGCTGGCCCGCTCGTCGATCATCCAGTCGTGATTGCCCGGCAACTTCACCACCAGGCTCCGGCCGTCGTCGCCGATACCGAAGCACGGCCGTGGTCGAGCAGCTCGGAATTCCGCCATCCAGAAGGCGTTCCAGCACGCCCCGACAGGCGCATCGTGAAGCGTCATCTCCTCGCCCGTATCAGGGCGGCGGTATATGTGCCGCGTGAAGAGCTGCCATTGATCGTCGTCGGCGAACTCGTAGCCGCAAGCGCAAGATATCGGCCAGCGACTGTCGAGCGCGAGCGCCTCCGACCGTGTTGACCAACTCCGAGACGAGCTTCCGGCGGGTCCTTCCCCGATCGGGACCTCAGCGTTGCAGTAGCCATAGCCCGATGCCGAGCATTTTGCCTTTTCGCTCGAACGATACCTGCGCAGCGACCGCCGCTCGCGATCGGTCGGCTCGATGAAGAAGACGCTGACCGCCCCCATCAGAGCACCCTGCCTTTCAGACGGCGCGCGGCGCGCCAATCGAGGAAGATGAGGCTGAGAAGGACGCACACGACGATCGGCCACAACAGTGCGGCGGCGGCGCCCGCGGACTGCTCAACCCAGCCCCGGGTTGCCCGCATGGCCCAGCTCAGCACCAGCATGGCGCCAAGCCCCCAGATGACGAGAAGCGCGCTGCCGATCATTGCCGATCCTCCATGTTTGGGCCGACGGGCCCGCCGCCGTCCGGCGAAGCGTCCCCGGGCGGGGCAGGCGGAACGGGGACCGAGACGGTGGTTGTCGTAGTTGCCGTCGCCGCCGGCTGGGCTTCATCGCCGCCGCTGGCCTCGAACTCGATCAGGCCCGCCTTGCCCTTCACGGTGCGACGATTGATCGCCATGCCGAGCCCGACCAGCACAATTCCCACCGTGGCGAGGATGCCGAGCAGTGCCCAGGCGAGGGCCTCAATGCGCTTGTCGGCCGTCTCGAGCGGCCAGCCGCCCTTCCACAGGATCCAGACCAGCCAAGCGGCGAAGGCAGTCAGGACGGCCGCGCCGGCGACAGAGCCTAGCAGTGCAACGAAGGCCCGCCAGTCGCGCGGAGGCCAGCCGGGAATGCGCGACGGCTTCTCCGGCTGCGCGATAGCGCGGAGTGCGCGGACCAGCGCCTCGTCATCGATTGGACCCGTCACCGCATTGCCTCGGCGAGCCGGCGGTCATAGCCCTTCTGGTTCTTGCCGTTGTAGAATTCGGCAAACGGCGTGTTCTCGCGCCAATCTGTCGAGAGGGCCCGAAACTTCGCCGCGCCGCCCAGCCGCTCGATGTAGCGACAGAGCGCCTCATAGTGCGCCGCCTCGCTGCGGCTCAGCGCATAGGCGAACTCGATCGCATTGGCATAGCCGAGCTGCGCTGCCCATGCTCCCATGATCTGGAATTTGCCGAACGAGGCGCTTTCGAACGCGACCAGCGGGTTGCGCATCGCCATGTCGGCGATCTTCTCCCAACTGTCATTCAGGCCATCGCGATCGGCGTCCATCGTGTAGCCGCCCGGCGCCGGGTTGCTGAGCAGCGGGATGACAATCCGCAGCCGGCGCCAGGCATAGTGGCGCTCGTAGAGCGCCTTCGGCTGCCCGGCCTCATTGAAGCCGCCGCCGGCGCTCTCGACGATCGATACCGCGCGGACCTGCTTCGCCGTGCCCCCGAGACGACGCGCGAACCCATCGATGTCGTGGGACGTCACGGCCGGCGCGTTCCGATTGGCGAACGCGGCGAGGATCGCGGCGCGGGTGGCGGGACCGCGCAGACCGTCAACGACGATCGGCTGCCCATGCGCGACAAGCCAGCGCTGAAAATCAGCGAGGTTCATTGCTCTAGTCCTTTCGAGGTCGCCGAGAAGGGTCCTGGCGAGATGCTCAGTCGATCTTCCCGTCGCTGACGTCCCGCTCCAGCCGCTTCGCGCTGATCGCGCGCTGCACGCTCTGGCGCTGCTCGCCCTTTTCCGTGGCAGGATCCGGCCGCATGCGACGCAAGAAGGCCTGCGCACGTCGTTGAGCCGCGCCGATCTCGATATCGCCTTCGGCGTTCAGCATGGCGTGGATATGGTCCAACGCCTCCTCGAGGTGCGCGAGCTTCTCTTTCAACTCCAGATAGTCGGCCACCTTCTGGCGCGCGTCGTGAAGTTCGCCACGGAGGGCATCAACGAGGCCGACCATCGTTTCCGTCCAGTGCTTCTGCAGGTCGGCGTTGACGGTTCGATCCGTCGAATGGGTCGAAACTCTGGCACGGATGAGGTGACCGATGATCGTCGTGAGGCCGCCGCCGCCAACGGCCCCGATGGCGATATCGATCCAGTTCATACGCCTACTCTCCCGCTAGCGATGCCAGCTACCGCAGGCGCAGTGCGCCAGCTCGTGCCCCCATCGTTCGGGCCGCCATTGGTTCTGAGGGGCGATCACATGGATCGAGCAGACGGGCCGGGATGGCGAGAACGTCCCCCAAGCGAATGCCTCTCGGCCGCTCTCGATCGACGCGCCAACCCGATCGGCCGCGCGTCGCAGATCCGCGATCGTGGGATGGAAGGCCATCGTCACGGTGAAGCTGGTGCGATTGAGCGGACAGCGGCCGAAGGCGTAGCCGTCCGAACCTTGGCCCGGTTCACATGACCCGAGAAGCAGAGCGGCGAGGAGGATCAGTTGCTTCATGCGGGCACCTCCGGCCATTCGGGTTCGCGGGGATCGGCGGTGTTTGCGGGAAGGTCGCGGAGCGCCTGGCAGTAGGCGAGGCGAGCCGCATGAAGGTCAGGATCAGTCTGCGCGACAACGGAAGGCCGCTCGTACCAATCGGTCTGGCCAAGGCGACGGTCCCGCTCGGCGCGCAACTGCGTCCAGCAATTGGTCAGGTCTTCTTCCCAGTCCCACGTAGTGCGGTTGAGGATCGCCTGATTGCTATCGGGGCAGATGGAGGCCAGTTCGTGGAAGCTGAAATCGTCCTCGCTCCAGTCAGCGTATCGCTCGTCGCGCGGATGCTCATTGTCGGGAAGCGTCGGGGTGGCCTTGATCTCGCCGGTGTCGATCCGGACAATGGCCCATTGTTTCGCCATCTTTGGAGCCTCCTAGAGACCGTCGAAGGTGGCGGAGCCGTAAGGCACGTAGCCGCTGGTATAGGTGCCGGCGAAGCGGCGAAGCATGACGCCAACCTGATATTGCGTGTTCGCCGTGAGACCCGTCTTCGTGCCGGCGAATGACAGGGAGCCGGTTGTCTGATCGGTCTCCTGTTCGCCCGGCGACGTCTCGAAGCGGCGGCCGGTTCCGACTGTGCCGCGCGTCTCGCCGTCTGCGATGCCGGGTGACGGGTCCGGGAAATCCGACCACGCGCCGCCACTGACCGGGCGATAGACGGCCTTGCCGGCGAGCTGGAGGGAATTGGTGCCGAGCGAGCCAGGGACTGGCGGGGTGTAGGTGACGCCCATGCTCATCGCGATTTCGCCGCTCGCGTTCGAGCGCACCACCATGATGCTGAGCGGATCACTCGGATAACTGGTCGACGATACCGACGGCCAGGTCCACGTCGTCTGCGCTTCGTCGCCATTGCCGCCCGGTGCAGCGTCAAGCGTCATGGTGACGCCGACCCGACGCACCTGCGAGAAGGAACCGTAAACAACCTTCATGTCGAAATAGCCGCTGCCGGTCACGTCATCGAGCGACGCGATGGCGCCGCTGATAGAAGCGTCGCATCCGGACTCGGCGTCGATAGTCCAGGTCGCCGAACCCGTGACGTTCGTCGTGCCTTGGCGCAGCGTGCCGGTCACGGTGCGAGGAAGCTGACCTACCTTGATCGTGCCCGCATAGTCAGCCTCGACGACGAGAGAGCCGGCCGACAGGTCGAAGGCGTAGCCGTCGTTTCCGTTCTCCGCGAGGACCCGCACCGCCGACCACTCTCCGGTCGCGATCGTATCCGTCGTGCTGGAGCTCAACGCGGTGGCGGTGATCACATAGAGCGGGTTGCCATTATGCGCCGGCACCGTTTGCGTCCAGCTTCCGAGCGTGCCCGAAAGCACGCCGGTCGCGAAGGTATAGGTGAGCGTCGAGCCGGGCACCGATGGAGAAGACGCCGCCCGCTGAAACAGGAAGACCGTCGCCGCGTTGAGCCCGGCCGCGCCTGTGCCGCCGGTCGCACCGGTAGCGCCGTCCTGCGCCTGAATGACGGGCGACGCCCATTCCCCGGTCGCGATGGTATCGGTGGCGCCCGACGAGGATGCAGTGGCGGCGGTGACCCAGAGCGGCTGTCCGTTCGCCGCAGGCACCGTCTGGGTCCAGCTATTGTTGTGCCCCGTAAGGGCCGCCGTCGCGAAAGTGTAAGTCGCCGTCGTGCTGGGCACCGCTGGCGTGGTCGCGTTCCGGCGGAAGAGGAAGACCGTTGCATTGTTGGTGCCGGCCGATCCGGCGGCGCCATCCTGCGCCATGACGCGCGGCGTCGCCCATTCGCCGGTCGCGATGGTGTCCGTCGTGTTCGCGCTCAGCGCGGTCGCCGTGGTGACGTAGAGGGGATTTCCGTTGTGGGCCGGGACGGTCTGGGTCCACGATCCTAGCGTCCCGGAGAGAGCGCCCGTTGCGAAAGTGTAGGTCGTCGTTGAACCCGGCACGCTCGGCGTGGAAGCCGCGCGCTGGTAGAGGAAGACGGTCGCGGTATTCAGGCCATTGGCGCCCGTGCCGCCATCCGCGCCGTCCTGTGCCTGGATAACCGGGGAGGCCCACTCGCCCGCCGCGATGGTATCGGTCGCCGACGACGAGGACGCCGCCGCTGCGGTCACCCAGAGGGGATTGCCGTCAGCCGCCGGGACGGTCTGGGTCCAGCCGTTATTGTGGCCCGTCAGCGCGGACGTGGCGAAGGTATAGGTTGCCGTCGTGCTCGGGACGGTCGGCGTGGTGGCGCTGCGCTTGAACAGGAAGACTGTCGCATTGTTGAGACCGGCCGCACCTTCAATGCCGTCGATTGTGCCGGCCGTGACGGGCCCCAGGATCAATCGGTCGGAGCGAACGCCTCTGACGATGTAGCTGACGGCCACCTCGTAATCGAAGCCCGGCTTTACGTTCAGAAGGTCGCGCGAGGCCAGGTCTGGAGAGTGCATCTCCATGCCGGTCCAGTCGGTCGCACCATCCTCGCGGATTTCGATGACGATCGCTTCCGCGTTTGGATTGTCGACGGCGCCCGTCACGCGCAGCGCCGGCAAGGCTTGCCCGCCGGTGCCCGTGAGTTGGACAGGGTCTACATCCCACGCGGACGAGCCGGGCGACGGCACGTTGGAAAGGTCGATCGGCGTGAGTGATGGCGTCGGCGGTGGAGTACCGGTCTGACCCAGGCAGAACGGGTGCTTGGCTGCCGTCTCTGAAACGAAGTCGAGCGATGCGACCGCTGATTCCGGGTCCAGCTCACGCCTTGTAACGACGGCCGCCTGACCATCCAGCCCCAGTTCGTCAACGTCCAGAGTGAGGCAATCGCCCGGCTTGTAGCCAATCCACTGAACCTTGAGGCCCAGCGAGATCGGGCCAAACTCGCGGGAATTTGCGACCTCATACAGGCCCAGTTCGGCGGCCTGATTGGCGTCGTTGACCAACTCGAAATCCATTTCGCGCGTGCGCGTGCCGCCGTCTTCGGTGACATAGTCGTTGATGGAGATCGGGCTGAGGCTGGTGACCTCCCATCCTTGGCTTTCGAGGCGCAAGCGCGGGATTGCGGTGTTGATCCGCTCGCGACGCGGCTGGGTGGCGACGATGCGGGTGTCGCCGACGATGTCCTTGGCAGTGATCGTGGCGAGGCTCACGCGCGGCGCATTGAAATCGCAGGAGAGCATGCCGCCGAGCCGGATCGGTACACCGCCGCCGGCTTGGCAGATTTTCTTCAGAACCTCCCATTTGCTGTCGAGCGACGAGATGACGCCGCTGATCGTCCAGCTATTGGTGTCCGCCATGTTGGCGGCGTCGACATAGCGCGGGAGGTCAATTCCATCGGCCGGCCCGCCGATGCCCAGGACACGCTTGCCATTCTGGTGGCGACCCAGCCACCATGTGATGGCGTGCAGCCAGGGATTGGTCGAGTAGGCCCACGTATCCTCATCGTCGTGACGGTGCGAACCCGAGCCGCCGGGATAGGTGCTATCGAGGCGAGGATCATAGACCTTCACGCCCTTGATGATCGCCATGAGGTTCGACGGAAACCCGCCGGCCCACTTCTTGCCGTCCTTGTCGAACTTGGTTTCAAGCAACCCGGCGCAATATCCGCTGAGGTCGCTGGCCGAATCCCATCCCGGCATTGTGCCATTCGTAGGCGCCAGTGCGGTGGGCTCCGGCACCGCGCCGAGCTGACGATCCAGCCAGACGAAGCCAGCCCATGTTCCAGTCGCTGCGTTGCCAGAAAAGCTGACGCTTGCCCGTTCGATCTGGAAAGCTTCGATCTCTTCGACCGGTCCACCGCCGGACCAGACGAAGACATTGCCGAAATATGCGCCCTCAGTGCCCCACGTATCCCGATGCACGATGTTGCCGCCGTACGCGGCTCTACCCATGATGTAGGGTATCCCGGCCTGTGGATCGGCTCGCCACTCTGTGACTGAGCCGACGGCCGATCCTTGTTTAGGCTTGGCCGGCGAAAGAAGATTGAGGCCCGCGCTAACCAGCCCGGCCGTCGCAGCGATCGTCCCCCAAGTCGCGCCCAAAATACCAACGCCGAGAGGCGCTCCGAATCCGGTAGCTATCGCCGCTACACCAGCAATGGTTCCCACCACGACGGCGGCGATCTTGAGTACCTTCAAGCGGCCATCCTTTGACTTTTCGGAAATTCGGATGTTTCTTCCGCGCCATGCGGATCATCTTCATCGCAGCGCTGCTTGGAGCCTGCACGACCATCGGCGAGATGCAGGCGGCGGAGCCGCGCGCGACCTACGAGAGCTCAAAGTCAGTTCAGGAGGTTTCGGCCTGCGTCGCTACTCAGGTGCAGGGGCACGGCCCGCCTTCGGTAATCCCAGGCGAGGCCGAGACGCTCGTTACGTTCAACCCGAGCGGATCGAACGTTGTGTTATCGGTGACCGTCAGGCCGTCCGCCTCAGGCTCGCATGTGGAGGTGAGGCAGGCGATGGATTATTTTGCGCGTCCCGCCGTGGAACGCTGTATCTAGATGCGGCAGCGCGCCCGAAGTTGCTCGATCACGTCCCGGCTCCCGGAGATGCCGTAGATTGCCAGAAACGGCTCGCGCCCACTCGGAGGATCGACCTGAATCGCGAAGCGATCAGCGGCGGAAAGCTGGGCGAGGATGTCTGGCGCTCGGGGGTTCGTGGTTTCGGTGAGGCCAATCATCTCGTCGCCGATCACCGCGGTGCGATATGTCGCCTGATCGTCATCAAAACGTACCCGGGCGGGCAACTCGATGAAATTCTCTTCCGGACGATAGCCTCCCAGCCGCCGGTTAGCAGCGATGATCGCTCGGACGGGCTTCCCCGGCTTGCAAGACAGGCTCAGAATGCTCTGCCGATCGCGGGCTTCAACACGAAAGTCGGCCGTGATCACATCCGTCATCGGATCGGCCGCGTGATGGGGCACCCATCCAGAGGCTGCGCGCGACGCAAAAACAAACAGGAAGATGACCCCCAGGATGCCAATGAAGACGCCAGCAGCGATCGTCAGAGTTCGTGTCATCGGCTCGCCGTATAACACAGCTCCGATCGGAGCTGCATCATTGGATCCGCCAGGCTGCCCCGTCGTAGGACAACGGCTGCAGCACGACGGCGCCCGCAACGTCCTCAACCCAGCCCAGCACGCGGCCATTTCCCAGCGCCACCGTGAGCGCGCCCGGCCCTTCCACGCCAGGCATCGCGACGACGTCTCCGATGCGCGCCGCAGCCGGCGGAATGCGTTCGAAGCTCGCGTCCATCGCATCGATCAAATTGTCGAAGCCGATCTTCTTGAGTTGTTTCACGCCCCCCGCCAGCGAGACATAGGATCCTGCGCGGGCCCACCCCTTCACCGGTCGCCCCATCCGGCGAACGTGAGATTTGATGAGCTGCGCGCAGTCGTGGCGACCGAACTGGAATAGTTTGCCCTTGAATGTGTCCAAGGTTGCCTGTGTCGCGCGCTGGCGCCTCTCCGCTTCGTGCGCGCGTTTCATCATCTGATCCTCACGAACTGATTGTCGTAGCGGCTCCCGTTTCCGAAGCCGCCTCCACTGCCTCCGCCGCTGCTCATTCCCGGCTTCGCTACGCCCCAATAGATCTGCTTCGTCAGAGCCGTGACGTGCTCCAGACCCTCCTCGCCGGGCCAGACGCGCTGATGGCTGGCATTGTTGAGGCGGAAGCCTTCGTCATCGTCGAACAGGCGTTCCATGGCGGACACGCATTCATATTCGACCTCTCGCACCTTCGCGCCGGCGGCGAACGTCGGCTGGTCGATCTCGCCATCGAACAGAAGGTAGGGGTCCGCGATGACTTCACCGGTGTCGCGGACGATGGCGCCCAGCCAAAGGCGGATGCGCGAGCCCTGAAACAGAGGGGATGCCAGTTCCGCCGCCGTTGAGGCTTTAGGGGGGATCAGCGCTACGGAAATGGCCGGGGCCTGATCGTCCATCGCGTCGTCGATTTCGCTGATGGCGCCCAAGGTTCCGAAAATGTCGTCGCGCCCTTTGAAGAGGTTGCCTCCGATCGTCACCTCGCCGGCACCATCGATCAGCCGCAGGCTGTATTCGGGAAAGTCGATCTGGACGGCACCGAAGATAAGAGGCTTATCGGCGGAGAGAGCCGCATCCATCTGCGGCGTCATCGCGCTCATTCGATTTCCTCGATCGTGAAGGCTAGGCCGTAAAAGCGGGCGACGGGCAGGTTCCATTCCCGCTCGTCGCCGACGAGGTAACCTTCGATGATCGGCGCGGCTATCTGTACGACGTCATCCTCGCTGACAGCCGTTCGAAGGGGCGGCTCGATCAGGATCGTCGCCTCTCCTGACCCATTTGCCGTGTAGTTGGCACCGGCCACCATATGCAGGAACGAACGCCCTGCGTGCGTGATCGATATAAATTGGCCTCGCGTCAGCGCCTGAGTGCTGGCGGCGAGGCCCTTCAGTGCGATCGTGGTTCCGCCGGAGATCGCAGTCTTGATCGCCGCCATGGCGTTTCCGCTTGGGGTGAAGTCGGGCTGGGGCCATTCAATCGAAACCGCCCCGTCCGCCATCCCCTCGATAAGCGCCGCGACCCAAGGGCGGCCCACCTCCGGCTTCATGAGCGGCATTTTGACTTCAAGCGCGAACCGTGAGCCGACGCGCTCGATCTGCGTTGTCGACCCGCCGAGAGGCGGCTTCTGTTGAGATCCCCAGTTCAAAAACCTGGGGACGGCATCCTGAATATAGGGGCTGGTGGGGAGCGCGACCGTCATCGGTTCAAACTCCTCCTTGCCCGTCGTCCAAGCGTGTCCATGGTCAGAGCCCGCCCGCCGACTGCACCGCGCACCGCGGCGGCGTCCGACATGCTTTCCATCTGGCGGAGCAGGTCTTCGGTCATCACCGCGCCGCGAAGGTCGAAGGTCACCGCGCGTCCACCTTTTCCCACGCCGATCGTCTCGCCACGGCTGACGCGGGCGATAGGCTGGCCGTTGAGACTCAACATCGAACGATCGACGCCGGCCGGACCCCCGACATGGATCGAACCGCCGGTTGCGAGCCCGGGAATTGCGCCGACCTGTCCACCGAACCACGCGCCGTTCTTACCGGACGAAAACGGCAGGCCACCCCCACTCCCTCCGAACCCACCCAAAAGACCGCTCAGGGCATTCGTGAGAGGCCCGACGATCGCCCGCTGAAGCTGGATGCGGATAAGATCGGCTAGAATTTGCTGGGCCACGTTCTTGAACACGTCGCCGAGCGACCGAGCCCCAACCGCAGCCTGCGAGAGGCCATCGATCATGCTCTGGATGCCGTTCGCCGAGACATTCTCGAACGCTTCATTGATCTCATCGGCTGTTTGCGGAAGGCCTTCGATGAGCTGGCGCAGCGGGGAGAGGTTGCCGCGCTGGACGCCTTCTCGACGCATCTGAAACAGCCCGTCCAGCATTTCGAGGCGGGCGAACGCGATCTGCTTTTCGGCTTCGGTCGATTGTCGGCTGGCGATCACAGCTTCCAGAGCCAACCGCTCCTGTCGCTGTTGCAAGTCTAGTAGGCGGAGGGCGGATTCGCGCCGGGCCTGCGTCGTGCGGGCGAGATTTCCGAACTCCTGTTCCAGCTCCATCTGAAGGTCCAGGTCGGCGCGTGCGATCTGAGCGCGCTCTTCAGCGATACGCTCGGCTTCACGAAGCTGGATGGCGCGAACCCGCTCTGCTGCGACCTGATCGTTGAGCGCAATGAGCTGATCAGCCTGCGCCTGTGTGAAGCGCCGCTGCGTAACCTCAGCCTGTATCGAGGAGTTGACCCGTTGCCGCTCGATCTCGATCTGTTGCGCCTCGAACTCGGCGACGGCCTCCGCCGCCACCACCAAGGCTTGGCGTGCGTTTAGGAGCCCGTCGTTGAGCCTGGCCAAGTCCTGTCGGAAGCTTTCCTCGTTGCGTTCCTGCCGAAGGCGTTCGCGCTCGGCGCGATCGGCGGCGGATGTGCCGCTTCGCCCCGATCCGCTGGCAGCGGTCGGCGCTCTCGTCGGCGGGGTTCGCGAGCGACCATACATATCGTAGCGGGCCGGATCATTTAGATATCGCATGAACTCCGTGCTTGGCATCGACCTGCCGCCTGAGGCATTGAGCCCGAAGCGGCGCGCGTCGGCGTTTGCCTGAAGCCTGCTATCCGATGCGTCATATCTCCTGAGGAACTGCTCCCTCGCATTCGACAGCGGCAGCGAGGCGCCGGTTCCGAAGTTACCGTATCGTCTTACGAGGTTGGTGAGCTGGTCGTAGATCCCGAACAAGTCGGCGATTGAGTCGCGCGAGCTTTGAATGCGGATATCCAGCAGGTCGAAGGCTTGACCAATATTCTCCATGAAGGGCGCGAAGACGTCACCCAACCCTTCGAATGTTGAACGGATATCTATGCCAGCTTGTTCGGCAGCGTCGGACATCGTGCCGGTTCCAGTCGTGAACTGGAGTACGAAATTGGTGATAGCCTGCGAGAACTCGCCACCGCGGTCGAAAGCGCCGAACGTCTCGATCGCGGCATTGTTGATCAACGTCATTGCCTGACCGAACGTGACGGGAAGCTGGCGGAACTCTTCGTCGATCCCGGCAGTAAATCGCCGGTTTGTCAGCGCCGATATCAGCCGGTCGCCCGTGATCTTTCCCTCTTCCGCAAGAGCTCGCAGACCGCCGATGGTCGTGTTCATGCTGTCGGCGATCAGGCGAGCAAGGCGCGGCGCATTCTCGAGGACGCTGTTGAACTCTTCTCCCCGCAGGGTTCCGCTCTGGATCGCCTGGAGGAACTGACGGAGGCCGCCGGAAGCTTCCGCTGCGGTCGCACCGCTGATCTGAAAAGCCTTCGACACGGTTTCGGTCGCCCGCGCCGCCTGCTCTTGGCTAATGCCGAGTTCGCGGGAATTTCGTTGGAATGTGGCGTACAGGTTCGCGGTCTCTTCGAGACCGCTTCGGGTCGACGCCGCGATACGCCGCACGTCATCTTGGGCCCTGACGAAGCTCCCGGTTTCGCGCGTGGCGAGACGGAGTTGGGCTTCTAGGTTCTTTGCGGCATCGACATAGCGCGCAAACCCCACGGCAGCAGCGCCGACGCCGGTTACCCCAGCCGCCGCCGCGATCCCACGGAACGCGTTGCTTGCAACGCGCTGGGCCTGCGACATCGAGCCGCTGATATCGCGGCCGGTGCGCCGGGCGGTGCTGGCCGCCCGGCGCATGCCAGCCTCATATTGCGCTGTGTTCGCCCCCAAGGTGACCCGGAGGGCGCCGATCAGTGCGGCCATTTGGTCGGTCCCATTGGATGCGCTCGATCGTCATCGGAACGCCCTTGCTCTTCAGCGCGAACAGCGCGGAGAGAGCCGCGGCATTGCCGCGCCGAGCTTCACTTTCCGGATCTCGATTGAGGTAGGTCGATAGGTCTTCGAGTTTGCCGGCAAAGGCCTGACCGGCGAATGCGCCAGCGTGCCACGCTAGCGACAGGTCCCGCTTTGCCCCCCGCTTCCGTTCGGCGGCCTTGCCCTCCAACGCCTGCGCGTAGGACCAAGCTTGCTGCCGCCAAAACGTTTCGGGAGGAAGGCCGGCCTCAACCCATATGCGGAGCAGGTTCGACCAGTCCCACCCTACTCCGCCGGCGGAGGGTCGCCCCCAGTCTCCTGCGGAGGGCCGAAAAATCCCTCGATCGGAACCGAGAGCTTCATCTGGACCACCTTCATGCGATCCATGAACTTCTCACCGTCCGCGGCAGCAATCTCGGCGCCAACGAGGTCGCCGACTTCCTTTGGGCTGAGATCGTCGACGAGAAACACGCCGAACCATGTCCGAAGCTCGTGAAAGCCGAGCCCGGTTTCCGCAAGCGCGAGGAGATCGGGAACCTTGTAGCCCGTGACCGCTTCCAACGCGCAGAGCGAATTGAAATCGACAACAAGTTTCCGGCCACCGATCTCCCCCTCGCCCCGCAACGGGTTCGGGGCGGCCATCAGCTATTGTCTTCGTCGGTGACCGCACCCTGGGTCTTACCGCCCGTGATGCGGAGCGTCAGCGTCGCGGTGATGGGCGCGTTCGCCTCGACTGTGTCCGGCGCGTACCGCTTGACGAAGCCGCTGGTCTCGATCTTCCAGGCGGCGGCACCAGCCGGATCCGGAATGATGAAGCGGACAGCACGCGTGGTGCCGCTGTCCAGTGCGTCCGTCAGCAGCAGGTCGGTTGCGCTGCCGGGAATGTAATTGAGCGTGGCGCTCACCTCGCCGGCGTCGATCAGACCCTGGAGATATTCCTTGCGGCGATCGGGCGATTTGAGGTGCGTCACCTCATGCTCGTCGGCTTCATCCGTCGGGGCATTATAGCTGCGGACCTCGATAAGCTCGGCGCAATTGCCAAGCGTACCGTCCGTCGAGAGCTGGAGTTCGCCACCCCAGCCAATGCGCGCTTCGGTCATTTCAACTTACCTCCTCGCTGGTGGGGGCATGGTGGACCGTCAAATCCATGCTGACCCGGAAAATGCTCTTTGATTGCCCCTCGAGCGCGGAGACGCGCTCGATGATGTCACGCGGCGGTAGCTCGACCATCGCTCGCGAAAAGGTGTGGCCATTGGTCGTTCCGCCCGGGAGTGCAGCGGCTAGAAACGCGCTCTTGATCGCCCGTGCCTGCAGATAGCTTGCGCCGCGCGCATCGATCTGGATGCGTGCGGGTTGGATGCTCCAGAAGCCCTTCAGGTGTTGCTCGTGACCGTCCGCGACGAGAAGCATCGCCAGATTTGGATAGGGCGTACCCTGCGGCGCTTCGCCCCAATGAATTTCCCCCTCGAGGAGTGACGCCAAGGGCGCGACGGCGAGCAGCCGGGCGCGCCAGGCTTCCTGCCAATCCATGGTTCTACCCCGCTGCTGCCCGCGCCCGCTTCCGAGCCAGACGCGCTGCTGACCGCTCGATCTCGGCGCCCAGAGTGAATTTGATGCCTGTGAGCACCGAGGCTTTGTGAGCCTCCCACGCCGGCCGCATGTACGGCTGCGCGGGCATCAGGACCGTTCCGAATTCGATGAACGAGGCGTACGCGAGACTGCCCAGGCCACCGGCCGGACCGATATGCACTTCAACCCAGCTCACCTTCGGTTCGCGCCGCTGCCGCGCCGTCAACTGCTGAGAAACTACGATACTGAACGACAGGCGCCCGCTGCGCTCGGGTGCCATTCGCGAGGCCGTATCTGCGACCGGCTGGCCCTCTTTGGTCAGTGTCCGAACAAGAACCCCGCGCTGTGTCGCCTTTGGGAGTTCATCCAGATTTGCCGCGAGCTCGGCAAAGCCCTCGACCTTGAAAGCCGTCGCCACTACGCGGCCTTCACTGCCGTGATATGCACCTCCTCGTTGAGGCCGATCGTGATGACGCTCGAAATGTCCCACTTCGCGCCTGAAACGACGATCCGATCGATTGGCAGTGTCGCGGCGACTTTCGGCGACCAGCCTATTTCGAAGGTTGCCGCTTGCGAGGCCGTTTCCTGCGCAGCTTCACGGCGCTCGGCGCCGGTGCCATAGCGCACTCGCGCCCAAGCGGTTGTGTAGGGCGCCCACGCCCCTGGCACTTTCGTAAATCCGTCATCGATCGCCGCGCTTTGCCGTTCGATCGCGATCAGGAAAGGACGCGCGCCAGGGTCCGTCATGCCAGCACCGGAAGACTGAAGGATTCACATAGGTCCGCCGCGGCCTTCTCCGCGTCATGGTTTGGCCCACCGCGGTTCATGAACATTCCGGTCACTAGGACTAGGACCGCCTGCACCAGCATCGGCGGCGCCTCCCCCTCGCCATAGCCGGCAACATAGGTGATCGTCACATCGCCTGAGACTTCGCTCGTGCGGGTGAGGCGTGGCGGGCGCCGATCGAGATGTGAAACAAAACCGGCGAACTCGTCGGGAGCCCCTCCGTCGGGCGTGATCTCGACGGTCACAGGCGAGAGGATCGGGGTCCGGTGGAGGTCTATGTAGCTTCCGAAAGTATCGCGGTGATCGACGAACGTGCGGCGCACCAGAATGTGGCCGCTTTCGCGCTCGACCCATTCGCGGCTCGCGCGGATATAACCCGCGATCACGTCGTCTTCGGTGTCGTTGTCGACGACGCGTAGATGGCGCTTCGCCTCGGCGACGCTCACTGGCTCCTCCGCCGACAGGATCCAGAGGGTGAAGATTTCCGTCTCGATCTGGCCGCTCGCGGTTGTGATCGAGTGCATGATCGTCGCGAGGCCGGGCATGCCCGCCGTGAAGCGGAACCGAACCGATTGGTCGCCGCTCTCGACATGATGATTGGCGACAGAGATGCCGGTCGCACTGGTCGACTCGCTCTGAATGATGTCCTCACCAAGGAACGGTGACCAGTCGTGCGCGTAGTCCCGCGTCTCGCCGGGGCGCATGGCTTCCAAACGGATCATGATCTACCCCTGTGCGAAACGCTTCGGCGCGTAGCTGGTCGGGATCGCTGGCGCGGCGCTTTCCCGATGCACGATCGGGGCGAGCGAGGTCCGCGACGGCGGCACCGGGATCATGCGGGCGGCACCGCCGGCCTCCAGGCTGTCATCGCCCTCGCCGACGTCGGCGATGCCGACGAGCGCGAGGCTTGCCGAGCCGGACACCACATCGTCATTGTCATTCGCGGCGACCATGCCGGAGATCATGAGCGCCGCGTCACCATCCGCGGTATCGTCCATCTCTTCGACGATGACGCCGCTGCCCCGAATGCGCAGGCCGCCGGTTCCGGAAAGGACGTCATTGCCCTCGGTGATCGAGGCCACGGCGGCTCGGCCATTCTCGGCGGAAAGGGTGTCGGCGCCCTCTGCGATCGAGACCGTGCCCAGCAGATGGATGGTGCCGGTAGAGGTGAGGCCATCGGACGCCTCAACTATGGATGCCGCCCCGAAGGTATCGAGCGTGGCCGCCGAACTGACCAGGTCCGGTGCCTCGGTCGCGTCGAGCTGCCCGTTGGTCCGGATTGTGGCATCCGCCGTCGAATCCAGCGTGTCGTCGACCTCTTCCACCGCCAACAGCGCGGCGAGAAGAACGGCGCCCGAAGCAAGCGAAGTATCCGCCCCCTCCGACGCGTCCAGCGCTCCCGAGTTGACGAGAGCACCCGCGCCCGTCGCCGCGTCGCCCTGTTCGACGATTTCCGAAGTCGCTGCGACGAAGAGGGACGCTGCGCCCTCGACATCATCGTCCGCTTCACCGGCGACCATCTGCCCGACGATCGACAGGGCGGCCGACGATGCGACGGTGTCGCTCGCCTCCTGAATATCGACAGACCCAGAAACCAGCCCGGCGCCCGCGGCGTCCAGTCCGTCCGCACCCTCGGACGCGGCCAAGAATGCAGCCAGCGGAAGAAGCCCGGAGCTGACGACACCGTCGGCCGCTTCGTCGATCGTCGCGAGCCCGGCCACGGCAATCGAGCCGACGCCGCCGAGACTGTCGCCCTCCTCGGTTGTCGCCAACTCGCCTTCGATCGGCGGAACGCCCTCGCCGCTTGCGGAAAGAGCGTCGTCAGCTTCGAAGGTTGAGACCGCACCAGAGATCACAACGGCCGCCGGAGCGGAAAGGGTGTCCGCTGCCTCGCCGATCGATCCCGCTCCGGTCAGTGCGAGCGCGGCTGAGGCCGAAGCCGTATCGGCCTCTTCGTTGAGTGCGGCTTCGCCCTCGATCCCGCCGCCGCCGGCATCCGGATCATATTGGAGGACGATATAGCCATCGCCGCCGTTCGCTCCGAATGTCCCGGACCCGCGCTGACCGCCGCCGCCGGCGCCGTAGCCGCCATTGCCGGCTTGCGGAACCGAACTGTTGCCTCGGCCGCCACCACCGCCGCCGCCCGGCCCGATCGTGGTGCCGTTGTTCGCTCCGCCGCTATCATCCGTCCACAGCGGCTCGTAGCTGGCGGTGACACCGTTGCTGTTGCTGCCTGCCCCGCCCGATCCGCCGCCGTTCGTGCCGGTGCCCGGAAGGGTGGAGGCATTGCCGCCCGCGCCTCCCCCGGATCCGGTGCGGTTATTGCCGCCCGCGCCGCCGATCAGCGCGCTTGCGGCATCGCTGCCTGCACTGCCCCCATTGGCACCCCCGCCGCCTTGAGCCGGGGTAAGCCCTCCGCCAGCACCGTTGCCGCCTTGAGCGCCCACGCCATCGGGGCCGGGAGCGCCTGCGCCGCCTGCGCCGCCATCGCCGCTCCAGCCGGTACGCCCGGCCGTGCCGGCGCGGGCAAGATCGCCGACGCCAGTCGCCGCCGCCGCGCCGGCAACGCCCGTCCCTATCCCAACGGTCGCATTGCCGCCGCCGTTGGCAAGAACGGTTCCCGTGCTGTCGAACCACGTGGAAGCCTGGCTGCCGCCTGCGCTGATCTGGAGGCTGACGGGAACGCCAGGCGTGACCGAAATGCCGGCCTTGGTGCTGAAACCGCCGCTGCCGCCGCTCGGCTTTGAGTTCGACTGACGATCGCGCGAGCCGTTGCCGCCCGGCCCTTGGCAGGCGACCACATCGACGCTGGTAACGCCGGCCGGCGGCGTCCAGCTTGAGGCGCCGACCTTCAGGATTTCGGTGGTGAGCGCCATGGCAGCGACCTATCCGCTCGCTCTCCGGCTCCGACGACTAGGCGTTGCCGGCGGTGAGCGTGAAGCCGGTGATCGTGAAAGCCTGCCCGGACGCAAAGCTGGTGTTATCGACGGTCATGTCGCCGCCGCCGCCGGTCGCGGTGATGGTGCCCTGCATGTGACAGGTCGTCCCGTCATTCGCATAAATGCGGAAGTGGGCGGCGGTGCCGGCATTGTCGGCGCTCGAATCCTCCCAAGTGCCGCTCTTGGCCTTCGTGCCGCTCGATGCGGCGGCCATCCAGTCGGACGGGAGATTGAGCGTTGCGAGCACGGTGCCCGCGTCCGCCGTGGCGCACGAGGCCGGGGCGGCGCCGGTGCGGATCTTGAGGATCGCGGAAGCACCGATGGCGGCCTCGACCGCGTCCAGGCGCGCGTTGCGGACTGCGACGGAATATTGCAGAGCCATGGATCAAAACTCCTCAGGGGTGGAAAGCGCGCCCTCGCGCGCCAGAAAATCGAACAGCGGCTGGTACCGGGTGACGAGATTGGCCCGCGTGCGGTGCAGGTATTGCCACTTCGGCAAGATGGCCTCGAGGTCCGCAGCGAAGACTTCCCGGAGCAACGTCACGGCACGATCGGGCTCGCCAATATCGCAGAGGAACATCGCGGCGCCGCAGCGGAAGAGCGAAGCCTTCTCGGGAGCGACGCGGCCGTTCAGCCAATATTCCCAGGCTTCAGCGACGGTCTGCGGCGACCACCGATGCAGGCCGAGCGCGTCAATTGAGACCTCCGCGACGCCCAGGTTGGACGTCAACCGGAACGCCAGCGTCGTTCCCGGTACCACCGCCTCTTCGAACCGAAGCGACGAGCGCAGCCGGTACAGACAGGCCGGGATCTCATAGCTCGGGAAGTGGCAGAAATCCTGCCACGCCATGACCGACCCCGGCCGGAGCGCGTGCCGCAGGCGTGTCAGGACGGCGGAGATTTCGCGAACTCGCTTCGGCGCGTCGGTGATCAGCACCGCGATCGGCTGATCGCCCCATTCGATTGAGGCGATCTCGCCCGGATGCGGCTCGACGAACGCGAGCAAAGGACCGAGGTTGGCCTTGAATTGCTCGAAGCACGAGCCGAGCGGCATATCGCCGGATCCGCCGTGCTTCGCATAGAAGGCTTCGACCTTGGCGACGTGCCCCGGCTTCGAGAGGAAGCGGTCGTAGACGTGGGCCTTCGTCTCGACGCCCGAATCCCTGACGCCCGCGGCGATATAGGCCGTCGACGCACCCAGCCAGGCGCCGAGTTCGACGATGGCGCCCTGCCCGGCTCCTTCTCGCGCGAGCTGATAGTAGAGCGCCCGTTCCGCATCCGTGGTCATAGCCGGGATGACGGTTCCGGTGTCGATAACGGGTGACGGCATACGATCCTTCCAGCAAAATTTCGCAGACCCAGCACGCGGGCGATGGCGAGCCGGTGGTTGCCTTGATTTCCGATGAAGATTTCGCCGGACCGGCCGATCAGCAGGCCGGGCAGCGGATGTGGCTTGCCGCGCTCGCTGCGAAGCCGGAACCCGTCGCGGGCTAGATCAGCGTGGAGTGCGTCGACCCGTCCATAATACTGAGCGGCCAGCTCCTCTATCGTCTTGGCTCCGCGCACCTGTTCGCCGCGCGCGAAGCGACGCGCATAGATGTGACGAAAGAGGTCGGTTTCCTCCCAGCGACGCCCGCGCCGGAACCTCTGTTCGATCGAGCGAAATTTGACCGACCGGTCGAGGGCGTGGCGACGTCGCAAATCCCAATTGCCAGCGACAATTCCCTGCAGGTCGGCGACTGGCGAAATCTTGAACTCGATCCTGGCAGGGTCGATCCAGACCGGATCAGACATCCTTCCTTCCCACGACGATCGCATCGCCGTCGGTGACCTTGCGCTCGGTCCGATAGCCGTGGCGCTTCAGCAGCTCGGTCATGCCGTCGGCGCCGGCGTAGAAGTTCATTTCGCCGAGCGCATCGTCCGCCGTCAGCGTGCCGCTGTGGAAGCGCTCGGCGCGGTTCCTGTTGCCGCAGAGCACGACATTCGGAACCGACCGCGACACCGCCGAGAATACCACGTCCAGAGCTGCCCGGAGATAATAGATCATGCGAACGGCAACGAGCGTTTCGATCCCCGCCAGCAGGTCCAGGCGATCGTCGATGCGCCCGACGACGAATGTCGGCTCCTGAAACGAATAGCTGAGCGCCCAGCGCTCGCTGAGCCGAAGCGCCGCGGCAGCGCGATCCTCCCGCATCTCGAGCGCTGTTACCCGCTTGCCCTGCCGCGCCAACATGAGCGCGAGCACGCCCTCGGCGGAGCCGATCTCCAGAACCCGGTCTCCGGGCACATGCGGCAGGATCCGGAGATATTTCTCCGGCACATCACCTCGCAGGATGGCGGCTTCGTTTTTCCGATAGCCGAGCGATCCGGTCATGTTGCGCTTTTGCCGTCACGGCCCTTCTTGACGGCCAGGCGCCAGCCCTTCCCGCCGTCCGGCTTCTCGCTCGTGCGCTCTTGCGCGATCCACAGGCTCCCCGCCCAGGTAACGCAATCGCCGCGCTCATAGAACTTCTGCGACCCGTCGTCATTCTCAGCGCGCCAGACGTCGCGGTAGATGACGATCGGAAGGTGGATTTCGTGTTCGTAGGAGACATCGCCGCCATCGAATTTGAGGGTGAGCGTCCGCTCGCCATCGAAGTGAGTGTCGAAATCCTTCAGGCTGAAGCCGTCACGCGGCCTCGGTATCTCGGCGACAAGCTCCCGGACCTGACGATCGATGGCCGCCTGGTCGGCATCCTTGCCAACGACCGTTCCGAGCTCGCGCTGCGAACCGTCGGTCAAGGTCAGTACCAGATTGCCGCCGCGATCGATCAGCGCGCCGGCGAGACCGACACCATCCTTGGGAGACGGCAGCGCCGCGACGGCCGCGGTGACCGCATCGCGGACCATCGGCTCGACGTCCGCAAGCTCCACGCTCCGGCCGTCCTGAGGCGTCGGCAGCGCCGCGACGGCCGCGGTGACCGCATCGCGGACCATCGGCTCGACGTCCGCAAGCTCCACGCTCCGGCCGTCCTGAGGCGTCGGCAGCGCCGCGACGGCTGCGGTGACCGCATCGCGGATCATCGGCTCGACGTCCGCAAGCTCCACGCTCCGGCCGTCCTGAGGCGTCGGCAGCGCCGCGACGGCCGCGGTGACCGCATCGCGGACCATCGGCTCGACGTCCGCAAGCTCCACGCTCCGGCCGTCC